CCTAGACAATTTGTTATGAAACGAATTGAAGGCTTTGAAGTAGAAGAGCAACGCAAGTATTACTTAGAACCTAAGTTAGTAAGTGAATGGACTTACTATGTGTATGCTACATGGAGAGCAAACACAATGATAAGAAGTTGGGATTTAGATTATCTATATTCTGACTTCACTTGGGATGAACAAAAAAATGAAGACACACTTAATGTTTAAGTGTGTTTTCTTCGGTTAAAGAGAATCGAAACACTATTCGTGTTTCTTTTCTCTTTGATTTTTATTTTTTTTGTGATAAATTGAAATTCAATATAAGGAGAAATATAATATGAAATTCAAAGGTAAAGAATATACCGAAGTAAAAGATAGACTTATCGCATTCGCAGATGAGTTTCCAGAATCAACTATTGAATCAAAACTAATCAGTGTAAATCAAATCGTAGATACACCTACAGGTGAGACTTGCAATGAATATGTTGTACAAGCAATAGTAAGACCAAATCCTATGCAACAACCAGAATGGTATTACATGGGTCTAGCAGCTGAACGTGATAATACAGGCTTTGTAAACAAAACATCAGCACTAGAAAATTGTGAAACATCAGCAGTAGGTCGTGCATTAGCATTTGCAGGATTTGGTGGTGACTTTGCAATAGCAAGTAAAGAAGAAGTAGAAAATGCTAAAGCTAAACAAAAAGCTATTAATCCAACTATTAAATCATTAGAAGCTATGGATAAAGCAGCAAGATTAGCTACTGAAGCAGGCAAACTTCCAGAAGAGGACCATCTTAGATACAAACAGAAACGACAAGCTGGATTCTTTGATACAAAACTTAAAGTAAGTCAAAGTACAGAATACTTTGAATCGTTAATCCCTAAACAGAAAGAGGCTAAATAATGGCTATAACAGGTACAAGAAAACCTAATACATCATCAGGTGAAAAGAAAAACTATTTTGTAAACAATGTTACTATTGATAGTGCAGAACAAGTTACATCACCTTATCATGATGCAAGTGTACATTTGAAATTGACTGATACCAGCAATGGATACAATTATAATTTATTTGTAAATCAGAATTTTGAAAAAGACACAGCAGGTGTAGTTACAGAACTAAAATACCCTGATAATTTAAATTTACTTTACGTAAACACAGGTACAGATATTAATGTATCAGATGCTGGTGAAGTAGATTTAACACCATTGATTGGTAAAGAAATTGCAGTTATTAATTATCTTTCAAATGGTAAATACAAAAAACAAATTTGGCAAAGAGTCGGTAATGTAAACGGACATGAAGACTTAAGAGCTGAATTTGAAAAGTCAGTAGAAGCTGGATATCCTAAAGATTTTATTGGATATGGAGCAGAAGAAGTATCTGACTTAAGAGCTGAAATGTTAAAAGCAGCTAAACCATCAAACGATGGAATGCCATTTTAATGACAGCTGAAAAAATCATTATTAAATGGTTAATTGGTGAAGCTAAATCTTCCGACCCTTGGTTTTATACGTATGACTTTGAACAAAGAGTTCCCGTATATGGAAGATTAGCTCATCAAAAAGTACACACTGCAAGTACTTATTCAAGAGCCTTTAGAAAAATTCGTGAAAGTAATACTTTAGAACGATATGGACTAAAGCTAGAAGATATAAAACATAAAGATAATAAAGGGATAAAAGGATGGAAAGTAATACTAGATTCGTAGAATATGTAGAAAATGGTTTACATAATCGAAATCAAATTATTCCTGAAGAGATTTATTATCAGTCAGTAAAGATTACTGCATTTTTGGACAAAGAGAGCTACGGCTCATATTATCTGTTTCCTTCCTCAATGTACGAACACGTCCAAAGTAGTGGTAGTCTTAAAGGATATGAGGGGTTAGTCTATGTAAATAGGCTAATCCTTGATATCGACAAAAATGGATTGCAAGACGATGAGCTATATGAGTTAGTAAAAAATCATATAGGTGAGTTAATAGAGTTTGGTATCAAAGAAACAGACATAAATCTTTGGTATAGCGGTACAGGATTTCATATAGAAATGCTAGATGTATTTGGCTTTCAACCAGCAAAGAATGTACACGAAAAAGTTAAACAAACATTCAATAAACATTTTAGTTTTGCAGATTCCATTTATGATAAAACAAGGATTATTAGAAGTAATTGGTCTTTTAATCCTAAGTCAAAATCATACAAAGTATATATTCCATTGAAATATCTAGATGATTTATCAATGAACGATGTAATAGATGCTGCTCAATCAAAAGAGTCGTATCATTATTATACAACAGAATATGACAAATGGTTTGACGAAATGAATCAACCAGGAAAAACAATAGAACCTTATCTGCAAGTTAATGTAGTAGATGCACCTTTTGTAATAAAAAAAGCTGTAAACAAAACAAGTGAAACAAATTCAGTAGTAACTTGTATGCAGCATGTATTCAATGAAGGTCCTATAGAAGGTTCAAGGCACCAAAAAGCAATGCGTATGGCTTCTTCTTATAGAAGAGCAGGTATGCCATATTTGGCTACTTTAGCAGCATTGATGGAATGGAATAGCAATAGTATGGATGACAGTAGAATCATTAGAGTTGCTGATGCTATTTATGAAGGTAACTATCAATATAGTTGTAATGATATTATAATGTCAGAATATTGTGATAGTAAATGTATATACTACAAAAACAAAAACTATACTCTTGATATTAAAGGTATTGATGAATTAGAAGATGCTTTTGCAGAATATATACAAAAAGACTTTGCAAAAAAGTCTATCAATATGGCTAATATATTTCCAGGTGCTATGCCTTATGACTTTAAACCAGGAGAACTTGTAGTATTTTCAGGTGACACAGGTATGGGTAAAACAGCATTTGTTCAAAATATTGTAGCAAAAGCTAAACGTGATACATTATTTTTATCACTAGAAATGAATGAATATCTAACGTTTCGTAGGTTTGTACAAATTGTTACAAAGCAAACTAAAGAGTGGGTAATGAATAATTATCTAAGTAATAGCAATACATCTTTCAAAGAACTATTGCAGCATATAAAGATAATGACAATACAACCTCAAATAGATGCAGTAAAACGAATTGTAGCAGAACATCAACCAAGCGTTCTTGTAGTAGATACTACTGACGAATTACAGGTCGAAGGATTCAGAAACGATATTCAAGAACAAAACATGAAAATTGACGCATTGAAAAGCATTGCTCAAAAATACAATACATTAGTATTGGCTATACATCATATAAACAAAAGCTCTGCAAGTTCAGGCAACTTAGGTATACACTCTTTAAAAGGTTCATCTAATGTTGTACAAAAAGCAGACAAAGTAATTATGATTAAAGGTGCAGATAGAGAAGATACACATAGACTTGTAACTTCTGTAAAGTCTCGTGACGAAGCACCATTTGAGATGCTATCAAAGTTTCATTTTGAAACAATGACATATGAAAGGATGGTATTAGATGCTTGATAATATAATTAAGTTAAATAGCATGCAAGACGACGATAACATTATGCAGCAATTAGTATTGCTTAGTATATTTAAAGTCGGTGTATTTGCATCAACAAAAAAAGGACAACATTTTTCTTTTAGCATGGGTGTTGGTCCAGCAGAAATAGAATGGAGTTTTAGATTATGGCTCACAAAAACAAGATAAGAGGTAACAATCTTGAACGTGAAATCGTAAATCAATCCAAAGAGGAGGGGCTCTCTGCAAAGAGGGCCTATGCCTCTGATGGCAGGTCACTAGGATATAGTGAAGTAGTTGATTGCGTAGTTGAAGATTGGACTATACAAGCTAAACGTAGAAAAAAAATAGCACAATGGTTGTATCCAGACTTTCACGGAGATGACGTAGATGCTGTTGTAACTAGAATGGATAGAAAGGAAGCACTAATAGTATTTCCTTTAAAAACATGGATTAAAATGATGAAGGAATTAAAAGATGGAAATAAATAAAAAAGAGATGGAAGCAATTATTTCATTAGCTAAAAAGATTATAGAACATCAAGCTGAAACAAAATGGAATAAACAAATTAGACAATCTGAAGACAAATACGATAACATGGATATAGACTCAAGAGATTATCTAGGTCCAGAAAAATGTGAGAATTGTAATGATTAAATTTACCAATGAAGAATTATTGATAATTAGGTCTGCATTACTTAACTTTAAAAAAGCACCATTTGTATCAGATGGTGAACGTGAAGTTATTGGAGATATTATCAAAAAGCTTTACGATAATTTATTTGATAAATAGTTTATTGCCCTCACTATTAACACGCTTTAAAGGAAGCGGGTGGTGAAAATCCATCTTACCCTTATAAAGCAAATACATCTTGGTTGGCACTGAATGTATAAATATATTAACACTAGAGGGCAATAAAATGGAGACATTATGCCAGATGAAATAAATGTAAGTATAAACGAACAAGGACAAGTACAAGTATTCGAAAACGAATATGGTACATTTTATTTATACAATGTAGATTACTTACCTAATGGTAAAGTACATGTAGAAAAAGCAGTTCAAACAGCAAGGTTTCATATGAATAAACTAAATAAAAAGCAGCAAACAAACGATGTATGATGATAAAAAAACTTGGTCATTAACCAAAGAATATGAATTGAATAAGAATAATTACATATTTTCTAATAAATTCCCATTAAAACGCATTTTATCTGATTTATCTAAAGAAAATGATAAAATTGGAAAAAAAAGTTTACGAAAATAGCCTTAGAACGCTTTAAAAAAAAATAAACGACCAAACATTCGATTAATTATTGTTGATGCGATATAGAGCGTATTTGATGCGAAAAGTGGGTTCTATTGTGATTCTAACTCAGAATTAGCTTCTAAATTAGCTTGCATCTCTTCTTCTAGTCGTTTTTCGACTTCATCACGATTTTTTCCAACTTCTTGACCAATCCTATGCAATGGTATACCAGTTAAGAAGTCAAATGACATAGCAGGTGATTTATAACTTCTGTATGCATCACGCATTAACCTACCGCCTGGTACCCATGTTGCTGCTTGATATTTTACAAAATTATCCCACTCACCATTTAATAATGAACTTACAGGAGCTAATACAAATCTACTAATAGGTGGAGTAACTACTTGTAAAGGTGCTAATGAAGTATGTGGCCAAGCACTAAAGAATGCACGCTTTCTATCTTCTTTATCACCAAATAACCATTGTGCAGTATCTTGCATCCAAGACATAGGTGGTGATAATGCATATTCAAACATAGTACCTACAAATATACTTGCCAAAGCCATAGACATTAAATCAGAAGTTAATTGTCTATTAAATCGTTTTTGTGCATCTGTGTTCATTATCCATTTTGTATAAGAAGCTTGTTTATATAGATTACGTCTTCTCTTAATGCTGTTCCAAGCATAAGGATGAAATCTTGTCATAACCCTACCTAAAGAAGTATTAGAATAATTACTTCTAAAAGCAGAGTGATAAATATACTGCGATGCTTCAATACCCTTACGAGCCATTTCAATTAGATATGGACTATCCCAACTCATCTTACCTTGGTCTATTAAAGGTTGCACTGTCTGTCTTGCATTAATATAATGTGCAATAGCAGCAGTTCTACGTAGCATTCTTTCAGAATACTGCATAGGTTTTGCACCTATCTGGACAATACTTTCCCCAACATTATAACGTTTTTGTAATTCATTAATAGTAAGTTTTAATTCTTTTTCTGATTCTACTGGATTTTCTGATAGTTCAGGATTCTTTCTTTCCCATTTACCAAATCTTTTTGCTAATGCTTCTGCAAAACGTTTAGGTTGTCCTTGTTGTAATCTACTAGTTAAACCTACTTCTTCAAGGTACATACCTTCTAGCAAACCTTTTTGCACAAAAATACGTTCTACATCTTTCATATTACGTACTTTTTCTAACTTAACTTGTCTTGTAATAGGGTCAATTACTTCATATTTTGCATTACCAAATATTTCTAATACATAATCTTCACTAAGAGCTTTTCTAAATATATCTCCACCTACGTCTGCATAAATGTTAGTACCACCACCAAAATAGTTTGCAATCATTGTTTTAGGGTGAAACAGCAATGACATCAATTCATACCTACCTTCAAATGTACTAAATGCATTTAGTTTTTGTGCAGTAGCCATACGTCTTTGTGCTTCATTCATCACAACTTCTTTACCTGTAACAGGGTCTATTTTCTTGCCTAAATCTTTAAAGAATGCAAACTCTCCTTCTTTCATACCCATAGCTTCACCAAAACGCTCTTCAACACTTCTAATAAAGTTTACTGCTGCTTCATCACTAAATACATGAAATGCAGTACCATATCTTTTAATTTTATTAATGTTTTCTTCTTTAGCTAATAACTTAGCTTCTCTCATATTAGCTTTCTTTAATGCTTCACGTAGTTCAGCTCCTTGCAAACCACTCTTAAATACATCGTTAACATTAACAGCAATATTATTATTTACTTTACGTAAAAATTCTTTTTCTCTATATGTAAGTTTACTTCCACGATTCTTTGTTAGTTTGTTTTGATTTAAATCTGCTTTAATATATTCTTGCAATAAATTGTATTGACTTCTTGTAAACCCGTCTATATTTAAATCAACAAAACTATCTATACCTAACTTCGTATTTAAACTTCTTCTCATGTAAGCACCCCATGTTTCTGTGTGCTCAATATCATTCATTGCATTTTTTCTAATAAATCTATCAATATACATTGTTCCTCTAATGCTACTTAAAGTATCAGTATATGCTTTAATAAATTGACTTGTATATTGCTCTAATGCTTTACCTGTTTTTTCATATCCTAACAAAACATGCTCACTTCTATTTTTGAAAGAACTATTTGTGAAAGCAGCAGGAAATGTTTTATTATTAAACATCACCAAACGTTCACTCATAGCAGTGTCAGTATATGCTTGTACAGATTGCATATGTGTTTTTTCTTTAACAAACTCATCTAACGATTTCTTTTCAAATTCAGCTAAGTTTCTTTTATCCCCTGGAGTCATTAACCACAATGCTTTAGTTTCAGGCATAAACGCTTTAAAACCACGTTGCTTTATATCTTTAATGTGTTCTGCTGCTAAAAACTGTATGTGGTTTTCAGTGTTCTTGTAGTTATTTCTAAAGTTACTATTACCTAAATGAGGCCAATAATTACTTACCTCACCTTTGCTGTTTACAATTTTATTTATAGGTTTGAAAGGATTTTCTCTGTTAAATTTGTTTAATAACGCTTTAGCTACATTAGGTATTTCTCTTTTATCTTCAATTCTTTTTTGTATGTCAATACCAAGTTCTTTGTTGACTCTTTCTCTTATTGCATACTGATGTAATATATAATTTAATTCGTTAAACCCAATCATGTTAGCAGCAGTACTATCAATAGTATTAGATTTTTCTAATACATTTCTAATACGTTTAAACACTTTACCATCACTCAAAAATCCTGATTCGTGTGCAATAGCATCCATAACACTTTTCTTTAATCTCCAAGTTTTACCAACTTGCTCCATACCTCTTTCATTAAATTCCTTAAACCATTCTAAATATAAATCATTAGCTTTATTCAATTCTGTAATATATTCACGAACAGTTACTGTTTTTAAATTACCAGGGTTTTTTACATCTTTAATAACTAATTTATTACCAGTTTCTACTTCTATTTCTTTTAATTCTTTTTCTGCTCTTTCAAATGCTCTATCAAAATAATCTCTACTAAATTTATCATAGCTTACATTTGTATCTGGATATCCTTTTTCTCTGTATTCTGTAGCAATAGTGTCTAACTCTAAATCAAAACGTATAACATTTCTATCTCCAGAATTTTTAAAATCAAATATAGCAGCTTTTCTTTTATCATTAAAATCTTGTATACCAGCAGCAAGACGTTTACCGTGGTCAATAACATCTACATTTAATTCTATAGTGTTTGTAGGAGTAATAACACTTTTTAAATTTGTTTTACCAGTAACTCTGTCGTAAACAGGTATATTATCTTTCTGGTAAGATAACATTTCTCTTTTTTGTAGTTGATATAAACCAACACTGTTATAAAACCAATAATGTACCATAGAATTAAATGGTGATTTCTTTCTAGCTTTTTCTACTGCTACTCTATCATTAGCATCTACACCTTGTAAACGCTCAAATATTTTAATCTTGCTAGTTAATCTACTATCTGTATCTGTGTATATATCTTTTACCATTCTAGTAAATGCTTCAAACTCTCTAGCAGTCATTTGACCCATCTCTACACCTAATCTAGCTTTACCTTCTACTCCAATAGCACTAAAAAACTCAGCTACATTACCTTCTAAATCAATTAATAACTTAGGATTTTTATCAATTAACTTTTCCCAAGTCTTTAATAAGTCTTTTTGGAATGGTGTAATCAATGCTACATCGCCTTTTTTAAATAGACTCTTTTTAAAATCTATAATATCTACAAACTCTTGTGGATTTTGCATAAACTCTGCTTGTTCTTTTGGTGATTTATTAGATAATTTGGATAATATACTTCTTTCTGCTAATTCTTTAAATGCTACCTGTGACTCAGTATCTCTTAAAGTTTTAATCATATCTTCTAATTCTGTTTTTTCAAACAAAATAGCTTGTTGATTAGAGTCTTTCTTTTCTACTGATTTAACTATTTTACCATCTAAAGTAGCTGTTACTAATTCAGTTACTTCACTTGTTTTTCTAGTATCTTTTTTAGGTTCTGGAGGTTCGATAGCATTTTTTAGTTGTGTAGTACGTTGTGGTTTAGGTATTTCTATTTTTACCTGCACAGCATCTTGATTTACTGTTGTACCAGCATCAAATATATCACGTATCTCCTGCATCAATTCTCTTTTATGTTGTAATGGTATTGACTCTGCTCTAAACAATCCTTGATTGTAAAAACCTTGATTAGTTGCATACATATTAAAAGTATTTATACTTTTCATTCCAAAATCAACATCTGCTTCAAATTGTTTTTTAAATTCTATTTGTCTGTCTCTAGCATATTTTTGCAAATTTAAAACACCCTTTAATGGATTAAATTTGAATTGAGATTCTAACATATCTAAATCTTTTAACATTCTTTCATATTCTGTTTTTGTATATTTTTCTGGATTTTGTCGTTTTAAAAATTCTTCTTTTACAGATTTTAAATATTCATTTCTATTACGCATTTCAGGTCTTGGTAAAATATCAGACATTAATGTTTTACTTAATACATTACTCAATAATTCTTGCTGCTCTGGCTTAAGTTTAGTTTCTCCTAAGTACTCTAAAGCATTTTTTCTATATGCTGTTATAACCTGGTCTCTATCCATACGTTGTATTAAACCTCTACTAGCTAAATATTCATTTAGTTTTAAATCATAACTAAACGTAAGCATTTCATTTATTTTTGCATCTAATAATTTTGGTTCAATACCACTATTAAACATCTGTGTTCTTAGCTCATTATATCTAACTGCTAAATTATTTAAGGCACTTACACTAACTAGTTGCTGTAAAATATGACCTTCTTGATTTTCTAATTTAACCTGCATACCAAATCTATCTTTAGTAATAACTTCAGATGCCATTTTATCCCATAATTGTTTTAATTCTTTAACAGACATTTCAGCTATTTTTTTATCTGCACCAGCTATTTTATCTAGATATAATTCATTAATTAATAAATCAGTAGATAACAAACCTTCTTTTTTTAAATGATTGTAGAAATGTGTTTTTCTAACTTTAGCGTGTGCTTTACCAAGATTAACAATTAAGTTTTTATATTGACTTGGTGGTATAACTCTAATATCAACAGATATACCGTCAAAACCATATCCTGTAGCTTCAAATGGCTCTGCTATTATTTTAGCAACATCTAATAAATGATTGTTCCAAACTTCACTACCTTCAATATTTCTTGTATATTGTTCATGAAATTTGTTTGCTATTTGACCTAATTCATTGTACATAACCTTGTCAGTAAATCTACCAGTACCTTTTGTTAAAGCTGCATTAAAATCATACATAGATGACAAGTTGCTGCTTAAATCTTTGCTCATCTGAATACTTAAAGAAGGTGTATTTTTTAATAATTTCTTTAATTGTGGCAAAGTGTAAGACTCTATATCTATTATTTCTTCACGATTTTCAAATCTATTTTCTATTGGATTTTCTTTTTTTATAATAAATTCTTTTGTTTTTGGATTATACCCTTCGATTCTCATAGTAGAAAATGCATAATAACCAGTAAATGGATTTCCTTCTTTTACTGCATCCCAATATTCTTCAAACTTTGCTCTAGTAGCTCTAGAATGTACTTTATAACGATTTTTCATTTCTTCTAATAAATCTAATCTTCTTTGTTCTAAAGCTGGGTCTTTTTGTTTTGGTCCTAATATAAAATCACTATCTTGTCTAGCTTTTACGTATTCTTCAAATGTTAATGTTCTATCTTTAGGCATATAAGTTTTTATAAACTGTTCTTTAGTTTGTGTAAAACTAATAGATTTATCTACACCATTTAATTTTCCAGTTACAGTAGGAGTTAATAATTCTGCTTTTAAAAAAGCATCTATGTTAGGTCTAAATCCATCTGAATTTTTTACAAGTCTTACTTGGTTAATACCTCTTTTTAAACCAAACCAATCTACTCTGCCCGCAAAAGGACCATCCGAATAGGTTGGCCATTTTATTTCTGTATTTGCAGCTATATCATATAATTCAAAATGCCTTCTTAACATATTATCAATTTTAAATTGCACAGGAGGATTAACAGAATTTTTACTACCATCTAAATCTAAGTTTAAAGATATATCAGATTCATATTTATCAAAAAAGTCTAAATGTTCTTTTAACGTTTTTAATTTTAATTTCTTTTTAGTGCCAGGTTCTATAACATCTGCATCTTTTAATCTAATTACAACATCACCATTAGAGTTAATAGGAAACTGACCATTGGCATCTTTAATAAAAGTAAACAAATCATTTACGTGTTTGTTAAAATTAGTACTTATTCCAATATTTTTTGCTGCTGTATAGTTCTGTGCACCCTGTCTTAATATTTTACCAGAATTAGTCATATCAGCAACATTCCCTACAGACAAATCTCTTTTGTACCCCCACTCTGGAAAAGCATTAACATCTGTCTTATCAACAGGTTTTACATTAGGGTTTACTTTTTTCGGTTTGAATGCAGATGCAAAAGCTTTATCTAATCCATGATAAACAGCAACAGCATCTCCATCAGTATCAGCACCACCTAAACGCTCCATATTACGTGGAGTTACATGTACCCCTTTACCAGGTTGTCCACTAAAACCAGCAAATGTTAAATTTAATACACCTTCTTTATTACCTACAGGACTACGATTCATAACAAAATTGTTCATAACCGCTTCTAATAAATTTCTTACATCAGCATCTTTGGTATTGTTATACTCGTTTAATAATTTTTCTAACTCTACTTCTTTTTTGCCAAATACTTTACGCAGCTTACCAAACACTTTTAGTTTATCTGTTTTATGACCATCATTTAACATGAATGTTTCATTAGATAAACCTGCTTTTCTTAATCTTTTCCATAAAGCAGCATCTTGACTTTGTAATCTAGGATACGAAAAACCACTTGGCACTCTTAAATTAGTTAATCTGTTTCTTGCATAGTTAGTAATAGATTGTTCTATGTAACGTTTATTACCATGCATAATCAATGCTAAAGCCTCATAATTAACAGAATTTAATAGTTCGTTGATACTGTCTAAAGCTTTCATGTCACTGTGTATTTCACTATTGCCACGCTCACCGAGATTCATATATTCTTTTTCACCATATATAGACTTTAAAATACTTCTACCTAATTTACTGTCTACATAATTATTTAAAACATCAATAACTTCATACAAGTCTAAATCATTAATTCTTACTTTTTTACCATCTATTGTATCAAAATCGTATCCATTTTTCTTTAAAGCATCTCTATATTTTTTCATATAACTTTTACTACCTGCTATACTATCAGCTATCATTTTTCTATGTGCTGCTATAAACTCAGGAGAAGAAAATGCATTTCTCATATCTGCGGCACCTAAATGCATTTGTATTGCATCTCTATTAGGAACTTCTATTTCTGATGTAATAATTCTAATGTGCTCAGGTTCTATTTCAATAATTTCTGGTTTTACTTTTTCTGTAAACTTACCAGTTTTTTCATTATATACTAATTCACCAACTTTATGCCTAGAATTTGTTTTAGCAGATGATGCATATACAATGCCGTCATAGCCCATATCTAATGCATATTGCTCTAATTCTTTACTAGCATGACGCTCTGCTTGCTTAAATATTGTAAGGCCTCTATCGTTTGCAAAATCAGCAGGTTTTTGTATAATAGCTTTTACATAATTTTCATCGTTCTTTTTACCTCTAGCTTTTTGTAAAGCATTTCTCCATCCACCAATCCAATGCATAGCACCATCAGTAGTCATTTCACCTCTGCTACTAAAATTATCTTTTATAACAATTAATTTTAATTTTCTACCTTGCAAATAATCGTCTACTAATTCTCTATCAACTGTACGCCCACCGTGAAATGTTTTACTATATTTAACAAAATCAATTACATTTTTATACAACATATTAGAGTTCAATTGTTCTACTTTACCAGTTGCTGGATTTTTTTTATAATATCCGTGATGCTTTGTATAAGCATCTGTCCACTCTTTATAAGTTACTTTAGAAAGGTCTCTAGGTAGCATACCAGCATCTTGCAATAAATATGTTATACGTGATATTTTTTCATTGTAATATAGTTCAGGGTTTTTATGATATGGACTTTCATATATGCCAATTTTTTCTTTAATACCTGCTATCAATTTTAATTTATCGGTACGAACTTTTTTACCCTGAGCGTTTGTTCTTGTTTCCATAATAGATGTACTTGCAAAAATATGTTCTTTGTTTTTACCAGGTCCGCCATATAATTGACCTCCACCATCTTTTATAAATCTATCTAATAATTGACGTTGAAACGGTAACTCTACAATAGGTCTAGCTACTAAAGAATGATTACTAGAATGTTGATAATATATAAACCTTCCATATTGTTCTTGTAGGTGTGCACTAATTTGTTCAAGTCTTGTTTGATTTATTGTAGTTCTATTTACTCTCACAGGTTCATTTGTCATATAGTTACCTGTTATATGTAATATGGTTTCAAAACTGCTATCTTTATTTAATCTGTTGTGAAATGTACCAGTACTACTTAAATCTAAACTTTCTCCATTAGCTCCAAATTTAGGAGTTTGTTTAACCTCGTTTACAAAATCTATTACATCAATTTCTATTTTTTTTCCTGATTTTGCATCTGTTGCTATCATTTTTGATTTTGCATCAAAAGATATAAACATTCTAGTGTCTTGTTTTGTTATACCAGATGCATTAAAATATATTTCTTGTAATTGTTCAGGAGTAAATTTGTTTTTATAAAATGTATTAGCAAACGCATCAAACTCAGACTTGTTATTTGCTGTTTGAGCTATTCTTTTTAACTGATATGTTTGGTCTAATGTTTTCCAGTCAGTACCTTCACGTTCGTTTAGTTTGGCTACAATATCATACACTGGGTCATTACCTGGTACAATAACTTCTGCCTCCAAATCTATTTCTCTGTCAAACTCTAATGCCATTTGATTAGGGTCTTTAGCAATCTTTTGAGCAGCAGTCATTGTATCTGCTGGTATATCATTTGTTTTAATACTTTGGATTCTAGCAGCAGTGCCTACTTTTTTATTAACAGATAATGCATCAAAAACAGCATCTTGTGTTACTGTAGTTTCTTTTTCACCAAGTTTTTCTGAATCTTTGACAACTTTTTCTAAATGCTTCTTAAGGTCTTTAGATAATGTTTCTAATTCTTTTTTACTTAATGACCCTATTTCTTTACCAGCTAACTTTGAAGATACTTCTTTCGGTATTATGTAATCAGGTCGATATAAGTTTTCAGTAATGTATTCTCCTTTGTTTAAAGTATGAATCCTACCTTCTTGATTCATAATACGCACATTACCATTCTTAAATACTTTATGTACACCTACAGTTTCTATTCTACCACTTGTAGTATATACATCTATTGTATCTCCTACTTTTAATGTAGTAGTGTCTATATTGTCTTGTATTTCTGCATTTGCTACTGTATCTGCTAATTCTTTTTCATAACGTTGTTGCATTTTTTGTGCAGCTTCTTTATTGGCTTCTGCTAATAATTTATTACGATTACGACCATCTAAAATTTCTTTACGTTGTGCTTCAGGCATTTCTTTTAATTTTTCTCTAGCTATTTCAATAGCTAAATTAGAAAATTCGCTACCATCTTGATACGTAGTATCTCTTAAGTTTTGAAATATCTCAGCTTCTCTTTGTTCTGCATAACGCTTAGCAGCAGGACTAAAATCTTTATACGCATCCATATCTCTAGCTCTACCAATAACAACATTTTCTTTAACTAAATCTCCACTTTTTAATTCTTTAATTACAGGTTTCCATATTTTATGACCTTCTGCTTGAAATGCTTTATTTACTTCTACTTCGTATTTAGGTCTACCTGAAGCTCCAAAGAAAAACCCTAATAAATATTCATATACTTGGTCTGATGTAGGAGCTTCGTTTACAGTCATAGGTATACCAGTAAACGCACTACCAGCAATACCTCTAGTTACCATATTCGTTAATTCTACTTGTCCTGGTGTCAGTCCACGACCTTGTTTAATTGCTTCTGTAATTTTAACAGCTGCTTGACCTACCATACCATAACCCTTAGCTTGTATAGCAGAACTGCCAGAAGCAAACATATCACCAATCTTTAAATAATTAGCTATACCACCAAACGCTGCACCTGCATACGCTCCATGTAATGTTGCCTCTCTAACTGCTTCCCAATCACCTGCTACTGCTGCTTTACGTGAAGATATAGCCATAGCAGCACCAAGATGTGCTCCTTGTTTTACCATATCTAACATACCATCAGGCATATTCTTAGCTATAAAACTATTTCTTATAAAATCAGATTTACCTATAGCTGCTTCTGCATTGTCTACAAAAAAATCAGCTACACGCATAGGAACAGAACGTAACTGAAACTTTGTTATTTCTTCTTTACCTACTTTTTCAGTTACTTTTTTTGTTAATGCTGGTATGTATTTAGCACCTATATTACCTAAACCTTCTTCTACAGTACGTGCAGCATTAGCTCTTACTAAATTAATACCTTTTAATGCACCACGCTTAGCTAATGGTGCTGTACCAAAAGATAATACACCAGCAATAATGTCAGGAGCAAATCCAATTAAATGTCCAATCTTGTTTAGTATAGCTTCTGTTTCTGTTTTAGGGTCATCAGCATAACCAAAGGTTGTAAACCCTTCTATAGCACCTGATACTAATTGATTTACTGCTGATACAATAGCATTTTCATCATCTTCTAGATTGCGTTTAAAATCAACATCAAAACGTTTTGCAATCTTCTCTAATTCATCTACTTGATTTATATCAAATGTATCAGAACTAGTATCGTAAAGTTGTAACGATTGCTGTGCGTATTGTTGGTCGCTTATTAGGCCCTTCTCATTAAGGGATTTAAGATAATTAAATCTATTATTCATGTATTATTGATTTAAAAAGCTAGATGCTTCGTTAATAATTTTTAAATACTGTGCAAATAAACTTTGTTCTTGTTCAGTACCTTTTTTTGCCATTTGCTCTTTAACGTAATCACTGTTTAAATCCATGTTTAATTCATTCACTAACTCAATTAATGATGATTTTAACATACCGTCTGTATTTAAACCTTGTTTTTTTATTTTTTTCAACTGGTCAGTTTTTCCCATCAATTCACGTATTTGTGGTGATGCAATTTCAAATATATTTTCAGGTTTAAATTTTTTACCAAAACCTAAAAATCTTAATTGTTGTCCTGGTTTAATATCTCTTAAACCAAACAAACCTGCCGAATCTTCAAATCGGTCTAATTCACCAATAGCTAAAGCTGCTTGAGTTTGCATTTCTGGACTAGCTAATTCTTTTGCTTGTCTTTCATCTTCTGCATCCTGCATAACATCCATTTTAGCCGCTTCATAACCAAGCATTTGTGCATATTTTTGTTCTGCTAACATTCCTTGCATTTTGATTCTAGCCATCATGCTTTCTGCGTCTAACAATGCTTCTTTGTTTACTTCTGCTTGTATTTTTAATCGTTCTCTATAAGCCTCTAAACCTTGAGGTTCTCCTATAGTAGCTAAAGAATTGCGTAATTGTGCAAATGCTTTAACTCTTTCTGCAAATAAATCTGGCATATTTCCTCCTATACGTATTTTAATTCATTAACATCGCCTATGCTAACCTCTGCTGAAGGTATGCCTTGCTTTGCATAGTCTGCTCTTATTCTGTCAATATTAATTTGTTGTTTGTTTAATTCACTAGCTAATGCATTTTGTGATGCAAATACTTTACCAGTAGTTTGTAAATTAATACCTTCTAATCTACTACCTAAAAGTCCACTCATAGAATCTCTTCTAACATCTGCACCCCCATAAGCTAAATTTGTTTGCCCACCTGCTTGTAATTGCATAGCAGCATTTTCATAAATTGCTTGTCCAGCAGCATTACCTTGTGCTCTATATATATCTGCACTACGTTCATATTCTGCTATAATGTTGGGTATATCTCCTTGTATTTCTCCAATACGTGCACCCATTTCTGCAGTCAATCTTTTTCTTCTTCTTTCTTCTGCTTTTCTTGCACTAAAATAACTAAATCCACCTATTAACACTGCTGCTGCAGTTGTATAAGGGTTAGATTTTATAAATTCACCAACAGCTTTATAATCAGCCATCTTGCTCCTCCTTGTTTGGTTTCTTTTCAAAGCCAAATCCATAATACATAACTTGGTCTAATGTAAAATTTTTAGCTACTTCATCAGATAATACCTGATTTGCTTGCTCTAATTGTTGCTCTCTATCTGTTTGGATAGGTTGCATTTCTTCTGGTTGTTGTTCTTTTGACATATTATCTCCTTTATATACCTCTCCAAAAATCTTTTCTGCTCTTTTTTTAGTAGCTTCATCTGGTGCAGTATGATGCAATTTATAATAAGCATCCATAGAGCCTTGTTTATCGCCTTGCATAACCTTAGTCATATATTGGTCGCTACCTTTTTTTTCTAACATATCTGCCATAAACAATAACTGTTGTTGCTCAGGACTAAGTTTGCTTGCATCTTTGTGCTTTCTTAACTCTGTACCCCAATCTTGTTTACCTATTCTTCGTTCAAGTCTATTTAATGCTGGAACTACAGAACCTTCAATAAATTGAAATCCGCCTTTAGCAGTACTAACTTTATTAGCTGCTTGATAGTCTCCGCTACTTTCCATTTCTAATACTGTAGGCATAAATACATTTTTTAAATTAAATGTAGCAGATTCTTTATCTTCTATACCTAATCTGTCTAAATGAAAATTTATTAATTTTTGCATATCATCCATAGTCTATTCCTCTGTATTATTTGGTCCTGCTAAATATCTAATTGCTCCAAATGGTAAATCTAATAAATTTAACAAATCTATTTTACCTTCAGGTGTTCCTACAGGGCCTCTAAATGCACCTGCTTGGTCTTTTCCATAATATCTATAAGGTTTACTTTCAAAGTTGTTAATAAAATTAGCAGCATTTTGTATACCAAGTAAATTAATACCCAATTCTTCTTCGCTTTTAGCTCTTGCAAATGCTCCTTCAATTTTATCAGTTTGGTCTGCAAATTTACTCATATCAACTTTTGGTGCTTTTACACCCATATCTACTTCACCAAAAGTACCAAAACTTCCCATATCTACTACAGGTTTATATTGACCAGTAACAGCATCCATTTCATAGTCAACACCTTCCATGTAACCACTACCTAATTGTTTTTTTATCATTTCTGTATCAAAAGGTCCTGTAACATTATCTAAAGATACAGCCGATTGTATAGCAGCATCGCCTTCAGGGCCTATTGGTTTTTTACTTCTTATTCCTTCCATAAAATCATCAAATTTTGGTTTCATATCCATTGCTGTTTTAAAAGTATCTACAACCATTTTACTGCCTTGTAAAACTTGTGTTGTAGGGTCATTAAACGCAGCAGTTTGTTGTTTAGCAGCTTCCATCAATGATGATATGCCACTTCTATATACTTCTACATCGCTTTTACGTATAGCCATTATCCTTTCTCCATTTCTGTTTTATACCATTCTCCGTCAACTTTATGATATAAATAAACTTTATTGTTTTCTTTTACAATCTTTCTACTACCTTGTACACCTTCATTGTCACTAGGTCTTGCAGTAGATACTTGTGCTACAGGTTCCATTTGCTGTTGTACTTCCTGTATTCTATCATCTAATTCTTTTCTTATATCTGTCATTTCATCTATCATTTTACGCTCTTTTCTCTGAATACAATTTGTATATCATTTACTTCAAAATCGGTAGCTACATCAGACCCAGAAAAACGCAATCCAAACCCTTTTAGTTTATCAAAAGCTTTTTTATCGACAAATTCTGTCTTAGCTTTACGAATTGGTATATGCAGAGTTTTAAAGTTAACCTCAGAATCGCCATCTAATGTAGCTAAAATCTCTTCTTCTCCATCATCACGAAATCCATGTAATGTAATACCATCACCATTTTTATAGCTTAAATACACGCTTATAATTTTTTTATCGACACTTGGCTTGCCAAAAGTGTATTCCTTCGTTTTAAGAGCTATTTCGTCGATATTAGAGCTATCTAGCTTGCTAGGGCTAGTGTTCCACTTACGTAATTCTACATTTGTTCCATTATATTTACTAAACCAAAGTATATCACCAGCATTGTTAGTTATAAAATTAGTAGTATCTTGAGCTTCAAAACCTTTACTTCTATAATACAATGCAAACGCTTTCATATCAAAAGAAACAATTTTTTGATTTTTGTTTGCAATAATAATAGTTCTTTCATCAGGGTCATATCCTATAATATTGTTTTCATGATAATAACTAGACCAAACAAGTCTTTGCTGCCCTTTATTATCTAGTAATAAATCTCTTACTTGTTTACCGTCATATAAATAAAAACCAAATTTATTAAACCAAGCAATAAAACCCTCACCTCTTACAACGTGATGGTCTTTTTCACAACCTTTGTACTCTAATGTAGCTTCTAAAAATTCGATATCTCTAGCTATATTTATGATATATAAATGATTTCTTTTAAACTCTAACAACTTACTACCAAGAGCTTCTAATGCAATAATATCATCACCGTCATTTACTTCTACATCTATTCTATTATTAAAACTAAAAGTATCAAATGCATTTATATTTGACTTTAATATTGTATCATTTGCTATTTTAAGTTTACCACTTACATCGTCTTTATATCGTACATTTCCAATGTATAATCTTCTATTAGCTACAGTACTAGCTTTATAACCTGTTCCAGCCATACCTACAACATGTTTATCTTGTTCTATGTATGGTTCTGCTCTAGTGTTTTCTGGTTTATCTTTAAAAGTTACATTTCCTAACGGTAAATGTGTTCCTACATTTTTTGCTTGTTGTCCTAACACACCTGTAGGGTAGCTGTATATATTTTGATTCATATATGAACTATGTACAAATAAACCAAAAGGTTTATATTCTTTACTACCTGCTAATCTAAATCCTTTTCTAAAATCTATTTCAAATAATAAATATTTAATACTACGCATAGCATCAGCAATATCGTCAGTTTCATTATAATAAAACTTTAAAGACTTTACATTATCTTCTTGCGGTATATTACCATACATTTGTGCATTTAATTGAATATTGTTAGCACTACTAGCATATAAATTTGTTAAAGTACCTTTAAATTCTAAATTACTTTTTTGACCATCTGTATATACAATTTCATAAAATATATTTACTCCCCTATCATCACTGCTAAAAAATTGTCCTGATTGTTGTGTAAATTGTCCAGTAGTATCATCTTTTGTACCAGCATAAAAATTAACAAAAAATTTACCTCTATAATCTGATTCTGTAGGTATTGCAGTAGAAGTGTATGCATTAGAGTTCAAAGAAACATTGCTATACCCTAATTGATTCATTTTACCATGATTGTCTTGAAAAATAATATGTATAGCAGCACCGCTATTATGTGAAGTTGCTGATGTTCCATGAAAACCTCTAACTACTGTAATTGTATTAGCATCTGGAGTAAAATTTACTTTCATTCTTTCAGAACCAATAAATATTATATCTCCAAGATTAAATTTATATGCATTTCCAGTAACTGTTAAAGAGGTTTCTGTATTGCTTATATTTGATGATAAACCAAAACCCATAGGTGTTGAGTATACATTTATTAAATTTGCAGTTTGTTCTCCATTAATATAAACTTTTAATTTTGCATCGGAAGTGTCTGCTGGTTTTGCATCTAGCACAATCCATTTAGTAACATCAATACTGTGATTATTTTTAGCAGTAGTTAAATCATTATCTGCTCCAGAATAACTATGACCCATATTATATGTTTCATTGATATACTGTAATTTTTTAGGTGTATTAGTATCAACAAAAGAAGTAGGTGTAATTCTAACTGTACCATCAACAGCACTATAAATTACAGGACTAAATGTATTTCCGTATGGTATTGTTTTAGTTCCATATGCTAAAGAACCGCTATTTAAATTAAAAACTTTTACACCATCAGAAGTAACATCTGTATTTACAAATAACATTTCAGTATTTACTACTGCACCATTAGTATTGTCTATATCATGGTCTGCGTTAAATTGAAATAAACCATTACCTAAATTAACTTCTGCATTTAAATCGCCAGTTGTGCTTCCAGCATAATCAGAAGCTGCTCCCATAACTTTTAATTTTCCAGGCGTTTCTATAGATAAACTATCTAAATCTTGAAATTGATTATCAGCTATATCACGTGAATTAGTTTTATTATTTAAACCACCACTATAATTTGATATGTTTAATATGCCTTTTGCCACTTAAATTTATCCTCTTTGTTTTTCTACTACTTAAATTAAATTTTCTTCTAGTAGAGTTTAAGGATACTCCCGTAGCAGGCTTACCTATACTTTTACTTGTTACCATCAATCAGTTCTCCCCAAACAGTAGTTTTACCATCAGTAATTTCAACTACTTCTACTTTAAATTCTCCGTTATCAAACCAATCTACAATAGCAAATGCATGACCCCAGTTATGTAGTCTACCTTTTAACCATCTATTGTTTTCATGGTCCATTTTTTTAAGACAACCCATTGACCAAGCACCAATGTTTCCATTTAGCTTAGTCAATGTATGTCTTTGTATATCGTGAGTATGTCCATAAATAACATTTTCACCATATGTTTCCAGGTGTTTCTTTGCATGATATGTAGTAGCAAAGGCACCATGAAAGAACGCTAACTTGCCTATTTCGATAGGTAAGTTGTGTTCTTTGTATTTGTATCCTCTTTCTTTAATTTTACATTTTTTTTCAAAAGTGTAATCGTTGAGATAAGGATACTTATTAGCAAAATTATCCAGCCAGAGGTCGTGGTTACCTTGGAGTAAATACTTTTCTTTACATCCCACTTCTTTAAGTACTTCATCCCACTCATCTAATCCTTCATTTACTAATTTTATATCTTCTTCTACTAATGGAAGTTGAAACTCTAAAGGTGGTAATTTCTTGTCTTTATATCTCCAAGCAGATACCGACTCCCATTCTCCAACATCCCCAAGGTTTACAAAAACCTTTGGTTTTATTTTAAGTATTGCTTTTTTAACACATTCTACTGCAGCTCTATCTTCTAACGGATAATGCTGGTCAGGTATTACAATACCACGTTTTTTAAGTTTCAATGAAACCTCCTAGTCTAATGCTTTTTTAATTTCTGCAAACAACTTGTCGTCTAATTTATTTGAAGACTTAGCAACTAAGTGTTCTCCTAAATGCAATACGATAGCTTTTAATACTTTTTCAGTACCTAGTTTAGCAAGTAATTTACCTAATATTGGTCCCATTATTTTACCTCACAATCTTCCTCGCAAGCTTCAAGGCCTTTCATATATCCCTGATGCTCAATTACCATTTGTTTAACTTCTGCTAATCTTTCGTTAGCACTTTGTATCTCTTGTACAAGTTTGTTATGCTGTTCAACTAAAGTTTCCATTTTAGTTTCAGCTTCTTGTCTTAGGTCTACTTTTTTTTCTTTTGCCATTTCACTGGTCTCCTATTTAGTTAAATAATTATTTTTTCTTTTTGACTATCTTTTTAATTTTACCGTTATGAGTTCTAGCAAACTTATGTTTTTTAGTTTCTCTAATTAAAGTTCCACTATAACGTTTACCTCCCCACATCCAACTTACTTTTTTAGCCATATTACTTCTTCTTTCTTTTTTTTGTTTTTTTCTTAGGTGGTCTTCCTACTTTACTTCCGTATGTACCTTTACCTCTTGGCATAACTACCTCCTACCATTTTACTTTATTAGCCCAATATGCTGCTGACATTTTGCCTTTAGCAATATTTTTAGCATGTCTTGCTTTAAAACTTTTTCTACGTGCTTTTTGTTTAGCTGATTCACCTTTTTTAGGTTTACCAGCAGTTCTAACACCTTGTTGTCCAAAACGTATTGTTTTTACTTTGTCGCCTACTTTTGCAACAACAATATGAGACTTAGTTTTATGTCCAGGAGTTCTTTTAGGTTTATTATAACCTGATACTCCAGCTCTAGTTAATCTAGAATCTTTTTTCTTAGCCATTATCCTTGTCCTCTTTTACGTTTTTTATAATACTTTTTACTGGTTTTAGTTCCATATTTAGTATTATTTGACATTCCTTGACGAGTTTTCTTCTTTCCATTGCTTCTTTTTTGCTGCTTTAGTCCGAATACTTTACGCATGATGTCAAATATAAAACTTATTTTATTTCTTTCCTAATCTTATTAAATATTTCTTCTTCATCAAATCTCATGCTAATTCCAGGTTCATATCTCATAACCTCTTTACCTTCTTTTAAGATAATTATTGTAGGTACAACTTTAACTTTCCATTCTTTTTGAATTACAGCACCAATAGTTTTATTACTTAAATCTATTTCTGCTACATAACAAAGTTTAGACAGTCTTTCTATCTTTACTCTATTTTTGTAATTCCAAGATGCATTAACTTGCACTACTGCACATTCTTGCACATTCAATGCTTGTATTTCTTGAAAACTTTTTAAATTAACTGATTGTGAGTGCAATGACGATTGCAACACAACAAATCCAAAGAATCCAAAAAATAAATTGTAATATTTTTTCATCATAATGTTTCCTCATTTATTATTCATATCTATTAACGTTTCAGTAATAGCTCTAGTATCTTGTTTAATATCATCTACTTTTTCTTCAAGTTTTTCAACTTTATTTTCAGTATTCATAATACTATCACGAATCATTTGGTCTTTCAAATCATATTCCATACGTGATACTTCTGGTTCTGGTAATAGTTTAGCTTCTTCAATATCACCTTGAAGTGTAAACCACATACCAACAATCATACCAATAGATACAACTACACTAATTGCTGTTTCTATGCTAAGACTAAACTTAGTATCTTTACTTACTTCCATAGTTATCTCCTATAATATACCTAATAAAACTGCTGCTAATATTCCAATGCCAGTAATACGTGCAATGTTTTGTTCATTTCTACGTACTCTACCATTTTGCTCTTTTACTAATTGTTTTATTTCTTTTATATCATGATAAATATCAATTACTTGAGCTTCTATAACAGCAACTCTTTCAGCCATTTGTTCTCTGTATTCACTAACTTTCATTTATTTCACTACGTTTTTATTTCTATATATCATCACTATCTACTACCAATGAAGGTGCGTAGTATGTGTTTCCATCACCTAATAAATACCATTTTATTCTAGCTTGTTCTGGTATATTTAAATTTACTTTACTATATTTTATTCTTTCCTGCCTTTTAAATTGTTCTAAATTACCCAAAGGCTGTCCTTGGTAAAACCTATCCATAGTTTTAACATCTCCATCGTATTGACTTTGTTCTTCTAAATAGTTATTATACCAAGTTAAAATAGTACCTTCTTTACAATGTTGCATAATTCTGGTAGGAAAATATCTTTTATTTAACATATCACCAAAACCATCATAAAATACACCGTCATACTTTCTATCAGTAGGTATATCATCATACCAATCGCCTTTGACTGGTATTACATTAGGTTTATCTTTTGCCCACTCTACTAATGCATCATATATATTGTCATTGATTTCAATAATAGTATGAGATTCTATATCGTGTGCTTGTATTAAGTCAGCACTAATACCCATACCAAATCCAAACTCTAATATATGTCCACCATTAACACATACAATATCTGCGTGTAATTGCATTATAGGAGTTTCCCAATCAGACATTACATCCCAACCAGTATTTTCATCTATAATACAATCTTCTTTAACTGTATAGTTTGCAAATGCTGCGTAACCTTTCATCGCCCAGGACCTCCACCAGCTTCATGAAACCCACCTATTGCATGACTCATGTGATGTGGTGTTGTACTTATAGCATTTATATCAGAATTAGTTAATGCTGTATTTGGTGTGCTTTGCAATGGATTATTACTACCACCAAACTTTTCAAAAGCATTACAAGGTCCACTATTTTGACCTGCGTAAGTATGATTAATGCCACCTACAGAACTTCCACTCATTAATGAACCTAAACTAATATTGGTAGTTTGCACTACTTTACAACCATCGTTGCCAATTTCTGACCTTAATGCTACATTTGTATTACTTACTGCCACTATTCAGCATCTCTAATTGCTTGGTATTCTACTAATTCAGCTTCTACATCTACTAATTGTGCTTCTAGACTTGCTTTTTGAGCTTCTGCGTCTGCTATAGCACTATCAACATCTTTAGTTTCTTCATAATCCATAACAGTAACATCATTACCATTTGCATTTTTCATTACTCTAGTATGTTTAATTAACACCATTTTTGGTGCTTCTGCTGTTGCAGCTTCTACTGCACTTATTACTTTAGCCATTTAACTTCTCCTTAAGTTCGTTTATTTGTTTTTGTTGTTCTTGAACTGCCTTTATTAATACAGCAGTTAATTTTTCATAATCCAAAGTTTTTATTTCTTTATCAAAGTGTTTTTTATCTTTAACAATTTCAGGAATTATTTCTTCTACTTCTTGTGCAATAAATCCTATATCATGAGTATCATCTTTCTTCCAGTCATATTGTTTTGGACTAAGTTTCATAATGGTTTCTAAACCATAATTAATATCTTTGATATTTGTTTTTAATCTTTTATCAGAAGGTGTTGTAGAAAATGCTACTACATCTCTATCTACATGTAAATCTCCATCACTATCTAATACCATTTCTTCAGCATTGTCAGTATAAAAACATAAATCATGCGATGCATTCTTATAAGCAATTCTACCTGCATCATAATCTCCATTATCCCCAAATGCTAAATAAGCAATAGAACTTGAACCTGCTTGTATAGCAATACCACCATTAGAGTTAGATACTGTTTGTATTTGATAAGTTGTGCTAACACTTGATGCTTGTGTTCCATCTTTATATACTGTGAACTTAGCACCTGGCGATGAAGTACCAATACCAACTCTATCATTAGCAGCGTCTGTTCTAATTAAATTAGCATCTCCATCTCCTTTAACAATAAAATCATAATCTTCTTCGTTATTATTAACTGTAAATCCTTTGTAATAATTGTGTCTTGATGATTCATAAATGTATGCTAATTCATTACCGTTTGAAGTTGGTAAATATTCGTGCCAAGCATCTGTATTCCAACTTGGTACTCCTATCCAACCATTAGCATTAGAATCTGTATTTCTAAATTCTATTCTTTGTGTAGCTGTTCCTGATAATAATAAATAAGTAGCACTTCCTCCACCTACACTTTCAAAATTACTACCAGTTCCATAAAACTTAAAATCACCATCAGTAGCTATATCAAATCTTGTTGCACTTGCAGTATTATCCCATAAACTGAATTTATCAGCATTATTAATACCTAAGTTATATTGTTGTGCGTCATTAAAATACTGTACTTGTGCATTACCATTTGTTTTATCGGTTTCTAATCTTAAATATAAATCATTAGATGTATCTTTTATGTGAGTTTTAACGCTTGGAGAACTTGTGCCAATTCCCAAGTTCCCTCCATTTAAATAACTATTACCATTTACATCTAAATGAACTTCTGTTGTATAAGTAGCGTCTGATGTAGGATTAGTTGCTTTATATAATTCCATATAACCATTACTATTACCATTATAAAATCTTGCAGTTGGAACTGCTCCGCCTTGTCCATTTCTTGCAAAAGTAATATCTTGACCCCATCTAACTGACTGTATTTGTAAATGGTCACCAACATTTCTTATACCACCAGCATTATCATAAGTGCTTATAGTGTACATTTGCGTATTTTCAGAACCACTATAGCCAGTTTGTTGCCCAAGTTCTAATACATCACTACCTTGTGAATTACCTCTAAACTTACCTACTCCATTTACATCAAGCTCTTCTGTTGGAGCTGATACGCCAATACCAACGTTAGTAGAAGCATTTGGTATTGTTATAGCTGTTCCACTTTCAGTTCCAAGAGTAACTGCATTTGTTCCTACGATATTTAAATCTGTTCCTGCATCATTAATTTCCCCATAAGGAAGAACTAAATGTCCATTTACTTTAGTAGTATAATCATTAGCACCTATTCTTGTTTGATGTATTGGAGGATGTAATACACGTTCTTGTATCCAACCAAAACCATTGGTTGTAGAATTACTTACACTCCAAGTTGGTGTTTGTACTGGACTTGTACCATTATACCAATCTACTTGGAAATGCCAAAAATATTTTGTTCCTCCATCATAATCATCTATAGCTATTGCAACATTACCACTTGAATTAATACCTACAAATTTCGGTCTACCATCATTACCATCATCTGTTAAGCTGTAATTAATAATACTACCTGCATTACCATCAGGTCCATTAATTCCTGAATATGGATAAAAACATATTTTAAAATCTATAACTGCGTGTTGTCCATAACCATGTCCATGTACATGAATCACTGACATTCTATTGGAATTTCTTGCTATATCAGTATCAATAATAAAAGCACCTGCTCTATTAGTGTTATCTCTATGTGATAATACATTAACATGATACCTAGCATCTGAATTTAAACTATGTACTTTAGGGTCAACAGATAATCCTTTTTCTACATGTAATGATTGACTAAATGTTGCTATACCTGATTGTATTAACAATCTATCAGTATTGCCTTGACTTCTTCTTAAATTTAAATCAACACCACTATAAGACTGAAATTTACCATCTAATGATGTTGGATTTTTGTCAATCAAATGTCCTTGTCTATCTGTATAAATATGATTCCAAGATGTATTTTGTGGTCCTAGTTGTAAATAACCGCTATCTGTATTAATTTGAAATCTTGTTGCAGGATATGCATGCATTTGACCAGTTAAATTTCCATCTCCAATCAATATGCTATTACCAGTATCAATTTTAATAACATTTCTTGTATTACCATCAGTAGCTCTACCAACTAACCCATAATTGTTGTTATTGTTTAAAAAATGATAGTTCCAATATAAATTACCATTACTATTAATAAATCCTGCTGTAGAAGCTATTTGTGAGCCATACCAATAAAATTGTTCAGAAGAATTAATACCTTCATACCAAGATTGTGCATCATTTTGAAATCTTATATTTGCTGTTCCTCCAGCACCTTGTATTCTTTGAGTAGCAGTTCCTGAATCGTATATATGAAATCTATCTGCGGGTGCTGTTGTATTTATACCAACTCGTGATGAAGCAGAGTTTAAAGTTAATATATTAGTTGTGCTACCACCATCATTGACAGTAAATCTTATATCTTGATTTGATGCAGAATTTTGAATCTGAAGCATACCAGTTGTGCTTTTAAGAAAAGTATCTGCTGTATTATGAAAAAATTGTCCATCTCCATCACTACCAACTTGTAACATAACATTATCTTGCATACGAAGTTGTTTAAATGCTCTCATTTGTCCTTCTGCACCACGAAGTGATAAATAAGTTGTTACACCTCCACTTCCATCGTCTGTTCTCAATACAATGTTTTTGTCATCGTTAGTGTTATCTATGTATAAATCTCCAGTTCCGTATGCTTGTATAAAACTATGACTTCCATTGTGTTGAAGTCTTAAATCGTCAGAAGCTCCTAAAGTTAATTTTTGTCCATCATTAGGTAATTTAACTGCTGCAGTATCACTTGTATCAGTTCTTATAGCAGTAAGAAAAGTACCACCATCATTAACCCTAATGTATATGTCTTGGTCAGAACCATTAGACATTATATAATTATTACTGCCATCGTGTATTAAATGAAAGTCATTACCACTACCAGCTTTCAGTTTACCATTATCATTTACTTTTACATCGTGACTAAAAATTGCACTACCACCATCACTTGCATCTATTTGTAATGCGTGTATATGACTACCACCATCATTAACAGATAAAAACATATCTTGGTCTTCTGCAACAGTTCTTATTTGTAAAGTTCCAGTATAGTTATAAAAAATAGAGTTCGTGCCATCGTGTCCAATAGCAATATCATTACTAGCACCCATTCGTAAATATTGTCCATCATTAGGAAGTTTAACTGAAGCATTATCACTTGAATCTATCCATATACCAGTTTTATTAGAGCCACCATCATTGACTATAAATTTCATATCCTGGTCAGATGATTCGTTAGCTATTGTAAACTGGTCATTAGATGCACTACCAAAACCTACATAAGCTTTCCTACCTGCACCAGTTCCATCAGGAAAATACTGTATATATGCGTGGTCAGTACCAACAAGATTAAATAGTCCTGCATTATTAGATATAGTTATTTGCCCAGTTGCAGTATCATTAACATCACTTCTTAAAAATTGTGTTGAATCTAAATTGTCTAAAGTTGAAGCATTATTGCTACTAACAAATGAAAGCCAGTTAAATCCACCAGAACCGTCTGATGCTAAATATTGTCCATTAGTACCATTACCTGATACATCTAATTCATCTGCACCTACACTATTGTCTGCTATTGTTGCTGCGTCTACTTGACTTAACTCAGCTAAAGAACCTAGTCCTAAATTAATTCTTGCATTGTGTGCACTTGTAGCACCAGTACCACCGTAAGCTAATCCTACAGCTGAGCCTTGCCAAGTACCAGTAGTTACAGTTCCAGTTTCTCCTACTTTAAATACACCAGTTGCACTACCATTAGCACATATTTCAAAAACAGCATCTGTTTGGTTGTCGTTTGCATCAAGATTAATTGTCATATCTCCAGGTACATCTATATTACCACCACCTGATGAATCTCTTCTTAAAGTAAAGTTATTTGTATCTAAGGTATTATCATTTGCAGATAACTCTATACCACCCTTAACATCTAATGCTCTTGCAGGTACTCCAGAAGTCCAACCAATTCCTAACTTTCCTGACATTAAAATATTGTTATCATGACTAATCCACATTGATAAAGATGGAGTTATAGCATTTCTACTTCCATTAGCTACACCACTATCATTGTAAAATTTTAATGCACCTTGATTGTCAAATTCTATATATGAAGAACCGCCATAATTTCCTTGTGTATAAGTATATGCTGAAGAATTGTCAGTAGTTATATCAAGATTAAATGCTTGTAAAAACTCTCTACCACCACCATGACGCATTTCATAGATTTGCAATTGTCTATCAGTGTTAGCACCACTTCTATGTATTCTTAACTTTTCTTTTACGCCATAAGTATTGCTAGGGTCATTACCTTTAATTGTAAGAAATTGACCAGCAAACTCTAAACTACTTTCAGAAGTTATACCACCAGAACCATCATCAGTAAGTATTTGATTATTAGAACCAGATGTAGTTGCACCACCGCCAACTTGACGATATGTACCACCATCGTTAATATATAGCTCAGTTGTACCTGTTCTATATCCTAACTCATAATGTTCTAATACATCATTAGAGCTCGAAGGTTGACTAGAACCTCGTTTAATTTTTAATACGTTAGCCATTAATTATTAAAAAGAACCGCAGTCTATAGTGTAATTCGAAATAGTTCCAAAAGAACTTGAACTAAAACCTTCTAAATTTGCTTTTAAAGTCGCTATATCATTAGATACAAGAGTTTCACTTTGTGTGTATTGTCCTGGTTCAGTCGATAAATTATTTACAATATACCATTTGTTGTCACTTGCATCTCTATAAATAGCTGTGTATTTACTATCCTCAGCATCTGTACTAGTTACATTGTATGGTGCATAAAGACCTACATCATAACTTAGTGCGTTTGTTGTATTGTCTTTTGCTAATTTCATCATACCATCTTCTACAACCAATGTTTGCGAGTCAACAGTTGTTGTAGTACCTTGAACTGTCAAATTACCAGTAATAATAGTATTACCAGTTAATGTTGGATTTGTAGGTATCCCTAAAGTAAATGTTCCATTACTTTCTCCAACTTCTACCTCATTTGAAGTACCTTGTATAGTTAATGTTCCACCTAAAGATACTGGACTTGTATTACTGCCATCGCTAACTGTAACACTACTATTTGCTAATTTAGAATTTGCAATACTACCTGCTAATTGTGCATTAGTAATACCTAAAGCTTTTACAGTTACATCTCCTGCTCCACTAACTGCAAAATCCGCAGCATTAAAACTAGCTAAACCTATTTCACCAGTAGCATTAATTTTTTCTACCAATGTATTAGGACTCGATGCGTTTGATACATCACCTACGAATAACTTATGGTCTGCTTGATTCCATGCTAATTCACCAAAAGCTAAACTAGATGGAGCATTACCGCCAGTATTCGAATGTTTTATTTGAATTTGATTTGCCATTTTTCCTCCCGTTAAAATGTTCCCCCGTCTATTATATCATCATTTTGTAACACTGTTCCATCTATGTTTAATGTTACTTCATCGTTAGAAACAGCAGACGTAATACCTGTTCCTCCCGTAAATGTTAAAGTTTCGTTATTTGTAATTGCAGAAGTACCACTATCTCCAGCTGCAGAAAAAGAACTAAAAGATGAAGCTAAAGTATTTTTATTTACAGTTACATTAGACTCTTTTTTATTTACTACAACTTTACTATCATTTCTTTTTACTACTACACTCATCTAGATACTCCTTCAATTACTTCTATTTCACCTTCTAAATCTCTAAACCAATTACCAGCTGAATCTCTTCTGTACAAATCATATACATAAGAAGTATTTGTTAATGTTAAAGTTTGTGTATCAGTTAAAGATAATCTAACTCTTCCTGTTCTGCCAGCACTACCACTACTAGGTGTATCTCCTGATTCAACATCCATTTTAGTTGTAGTAAATCTTACTACTTCGTCTGTTTCAGGAGTTCTTTTAATTTTTGCTAAAAAGTGAGGTTGTGAATCACTGATACCTGCATTATAACCAGATAAATCTATAACAGTTCCATCAGCATTTTTTAATTGTATTTCTAAATCAAAATCAACTCCCTGCTCTATAACTATATTATGTTTTGCTGCTGCCATATCTACCTCTAATAACTATGTTGATTAATTGAATAATTCGAATCATCTTTACCACGATTCTTATATTTTTTAGCCATCATTACACACTCTTTATATTCTGCTTTATAATACAATGCTTGTTGTACATTTCCTTTCGATGCGTGTAATTGTTGTAATACTCTATACATTGGAGCTTCATGAAACTCTGATGGAAAACTAGGACTAGCAGTCAAATCTGCTGTAAACCTTGTACTTTTTTTAGCATAATGTATTCTTATAGTATCTCCTACTGTAAGCTCAGTGCTATCTAAAGAAGTAAGTTTATCTTTTACATAATCCCACTTAGCAATAATTAACGTATAATCTCTTAAGGTGTATACTAAATCATTTGTTGGCCAGTCAAAATCTTTTGCTACCTGTGTCATGATATATCGCTCTCCTCTATGATACCTGTAAATCTTTTAATTTGTTTATTGTTATAGTCTACTCTATCTACACTTAAAACATCGTCATTGCTAGTTATACCAGTAAAGTCAGTAAATGCATATCTTCTTTTATCATCAACCGTAACTGATACAGTAGCAGTGCCTCTTTCTAATTCTACTTCACTATCAAATTTATCAAGTGCTCTATTCAACATTAAACGTATTTGTGTTTCCCCTATATCTGGGAAGTCTTGTTGTATAGTTTCAATCATTTCTTGTTGTTTCATTGTTCTTCCCTTTGTTGTGAAGGTCTGCTATATGACGCTATAAATGTAGCTAAAGCTCCTTCATACTCTCTTTGCAATAATTGTAAATCTGCCATTTTTAAATTATGTTCTTCTGTATCATCTTGAAAATCATTTAATTCTGACAATCTAGCTTTAATAGCTGTCTTCATAATAATTAAATGCTCTATTTCATCAGGAGCACCTACAAAATCTGATAAATCATTAGCAAATGTAATTGTAGGGTAATTAACGTGTTCTACTGTAGCTCCAGAACTTGCAGTAGGTAAAACAAAAACTTTTCCAGCTTTTTTATAATATACTGGACTTTTTGCTGTAGCTTCATAAATAGAACCACTATTAGTTTCATATCTTGCTATATCAGAAAATGGTATTTCTCTAGACATATAACCATTTCTAGATACACTTAATATTCTTGCAGATGTAATTGCAGCTCCACTACCAGTAACGTCGGTAGTAGTGCTCATACTCCATAACATTTCTGATGGAAGTATATTAATAATTTCTTTTGCAGCATCAGTTGCAAACTGTCCAACTGCAATATTATCTATTACGATATCTGACAGTAAGTCTAATATTCTACTTTTTACGCTTGTTGCTCCCATAATTTTCCTTTAATTCTTCGGGGGTGAACCACGCCACCCCCTTGTTTATTTAACTATTAGTTAAATTTAAGTACAGCATGAGTTTCTGGAAGTGAAATCTCAAGACCTGCTTCTGTAAGAATCATGTCTTTTCTTCCGTCAACGTCATTAGCTTGTACGTTAGTCATAATTTGCGTGTCTCTTGACTCGCCATTTCCAACTAATGGTCTATATGCAACATTGTCTAAATCAATCGCTACAGCATGGTTAGCCCATGGTCCTCTTAATAAAGGTTCCATAACGAAGTTTAATTTACCATACAATGTGTCAATAGAAGTAACAGGCACACCATCAAAGGTTCCTGCATTCTTCTCTAAACCTACTCTGTATCCACTATTAGATGACATAGCATTTCCTAAGAAAGATTGTCCACCTAATTTGTTTAGCCAGTTCATAATGTTTCTAGAAGCAAGAACAAGTTTATTACCACCTGCTGCTGATTCTGGGTCAAAAATGTCTGACATAGCATCTACAAAAGTATCATACCCTGAATTGTCATAGGTAAACTGTTTAGTGTTTCCATAGATTTCAGTGTAAGGTAAGATACCCCATGTTTTACGTGTTGGTCCAGCAGCAGCTGATTCATCAGCAGCACCATATCCAAAAAGTAAAGCATTTTCGATATCCATTTTGTGTTCCATTAGTTTCTCTTGATACACTCTCATGTACTCATTAGCGTCACCTCTGTAGCGTGTAGCTAAAGAAGTACCAGAAAATAGAGGTACACCAGTTTTAAAGATTTGGCAATAGCCTTCTCTTGAATAAAACTCGTCTCTCCATCCGTCTGGTGCGGTACCACCTTCAGCGTGAGATGAACCGATAATTTGTGCTTCTGCGTTATCTGGAATTGCAATAACGTCAGCTGAAGCAACATCAGTAATAGTAATAGCACCTGCTGCTTGAGTTTCACTCAATGCTGCGTCTAAACTACCTTGTGTTGCTTTAGGAACATAAGTTGCTCCTAAAAAGTCAGCACTTAATCCAGTGTCAACACTGTTGTGTGCAACAGCATCTATACGATAATAAAGAATAATATCTTTAGCACTACCGCCACTTGGTGTTAATGTACCTTGAACTGCAAATGTTTGTCCAACAGTTGCAAATTCCATTTTAGCTCCTACGCCATCTTTTCTACCAGTAACGTCATAATCAACATCAAAGTTCTTATCACTAATTTCCATAGCACCTACTGAACCTGCTGTTGAACCGTTTAATACTGTTAGAGCACCTTTCTTTTTAAAGTTACGTCTTTGCCATTGATGTCTTTTTTCTAAAAATTTGAAAACAGGGTCATCTGTTGGCTTTTTGCTAACTTTAGAAAGATATGCGAAAAATGGTGAAGCAGCTGGGTTTAATTCTGATACTCTTTCACCAAAATTAAACACTCTTCTAATATCATTAATTCCTAACCCCTGTGGAGCTGAACTAATGTTTTGTGAATATATGTTCGCCATAATAATCTCCTAATTAAAAGATGTTACGCTTATTAAAATCTGAAAGCATAGCATCCATCATTTTATCCTCTACATTTTTACTTGGCGACTGTACACTCTGCCCTTGCTGCACCCCTATCGGTTTTGGGATGGAGAGTTTTTCTTGTCTTTGATTCATTTGTTGTTGTTTCTGTTGAGCTTGTTGACTGACTTGTTCAGTTATTTGTGGGCCATTGCCCTGGTTCAACTGGTGTAGCTTAACTAAATTATCTAAAGACAATGATTCAGGTGAACTCATTTGTTTTACAAAATCCTGTGCTAACTCAGGAGTATAACCATACTGAGTTTGCAACTGCGTCAAAGTTTCTTGATGCTGTTGTCTAGCTTGTTGCTCCTTTTGTTGTGCATTCATTTGTTCTTCTCTAAGTTCATCTTTCTTCAATACATAATCACTCATCTGCTCCAAATAGTCTTCTTTAGATGCTAAATACTTAGCACTTGAACTATCTGGGTCAGCTAAGGCCTCAGAATAATCATAGTCTGACGGCTTCACTGGTTTAGTTGGTTTAACTAACTTAGGTTCATTAGTTTCCTCCTTAACCACAGATTTAGATTTCAATGCATCCAATTCAGCTCTCATAGCTTCCATTTCTGTTTTAGTCTTATCTGCTTGTGATTGCCAGTAATTAAATTGACTATCATCTTCTTTTGCTTTAATAGTATCAGGAGTACTTACAGGTTCACTTTCTGTAACAGGTTCTACTTCCTGCTGAATTACCTCTTCTGAGCTAGCTTCCACTGCAAAAGGGTCTTGTCCAGATGGATTAAATACCTGTTCAAAAATGTCTGCTTGAATATCACTTGACTCTACAGTCTGGTCTTGTGCATTCTCTTGTACTATATTGCTTTCTACTTGTTCCATTACCTTGTCCTAACGTTAACTCTCTTCTTCCTCAAATAAATTTTCTGGTTGTTCTATTGAGTTTTCAGAGTTCATCAACTGTTTTTGTTGGTCTCCGAGTCTAGCTTGAAATAAACTAGACGCCATATCAGCTCTATTAGACACCTTATCTAATTTAGAACTAAATTTTTCTACTTCTAATCGCTTCTTAGCATGAACTTCTTCACGCTGTGCTGTTTGTAAGTCACCTTTGACTTTTTTCAATTCTTCTTGCATTGCTTGCATTTGTTGCATCATTTGTTGCATTTGTCCTGCTCTACCCATAACTCCATCTATATCAACTAACTCTGATTTCTTTAACACTTCTGTTTGGTCGATTAATCCCATTTGATACATTTGCATATATGTATTTAGTAATGCCATTCTGTTTGTAGGTAAAGTAGAACCAGATACTACTTGTATATCATATCTTCCAACACCAATATCATGATATTTAACAACGTCTCCGTTTTCCATTTCTTTAAAAAAGTTAAATCTTTGTGTAGTTTCTTCGCCATTTGGTTGTACTAGTCTAATAACTTTATCTTCTGTATAAAGTTGCTGCATTAAAGGAACAGCAATAGAACCTACTTGATTCAACATATCTTCTATATCATCTCTACGAGACTTAATTCTTCTTTGTCCAAATTCATCTACCACAATAGTTCCCCTGTAAGTAGATGGTGCACCTTTACCCCCACCTTGCATCAACTCATAAATTCCAAATCCATATTCCAAATCAGATTTTGCATCTGCTTCATTTTTGTACAATTCATTGGGAAGAGGCACTGGACCAGCTACTATTGGTGCACCTAGCTCTGCGTCAAATTCAATGACACTTGTTCCTGCTCTTCCCCACTCTTCTTCAACTTGTCTTTTATCTACACTACCTCTTGGTATCAATAGCTTAACATTGGTACTTGTGCTAGCGTGTGCAATAATTAAAGAACGAATTTTGTTAATATATTCTTGTAATGGTCTATAAATTCTTACATCTGATTCAGGAAATGGTGTACGTAAATGTACATTCATAATAGGTACTATAGGATAATCTTCCACAGGTAAAACTCTTTCATATAATAAAGAATCTCCTACGCTAACAACCATTTTAATTCTAGGAACTTCTACTTCATTGCAAGTTAATTTATTTAATCCTTTTAATTCTTCTGGAGTAATAGGTATTAATGCAGTCGTACTACCAGGAATTGCATTAGGTCCTTCTTCGCCAGGTACACGTATAGGATTTTGAGGTATTGGTTGCCCAGTATTTGGGTCAAGCTGCATTGGTGGTAAAGCAAAATGAAACAACGCACCTTCTTGTTCTATTACTTGTAATAATTCTTCTACAGCTTCATCTTGCCATACAATCGTTTCTTCACCTGTTACTTTTCTAACTCTTACATAAAGTCTAGAATTATAGACTTCAAATTCATCATAGTCATATAAAAATTCTCTTTCACTAAATGGCTCATATACGTTATAGTATGGATGAACTTCTCTTGTGTATCTCTCTAAATATCTTCTAACAGTATGTGCTCTATCCTCTACGTCTCCAGGAAATACTTGGTCTACTGTTTTAGCTAAATTTGTAATAGGATAATCATCTGAAGCTTCTGGTTCTTCTGCTGAATCTTTAATTATATCTTCAAATTCTGGATACATTTGTGTTGCAGCTTCATCAGTCATATAGCTTGCATAAATTATATGTGCTGCATCTCTACAAAATTTATCTTTAGAGTTAGGGTCTATATATAAGTCTAAAGGATTTACTGCTTTTAACTTTACTTCTCCTTTACCCATGTCAGCATCTGGGTCTTGATATACCATTAAGGCACCCATACCACCAACGTAATAATCGTCAATAGCTTGTTTTAATTCTAAGTCTCCTTGACTAATTTGCCAAATATATTGAAATAAATCAGAAAATACCTTTGCAGTATCTCTATCACTGTCTTCTCTACCCGTTGCTCTAAATTGTGGAGAGTTGTATGTCAATAAAGCTTTTGCTGTTTCAACTATAGGATGAATACGATTTACAACAATAGCAGCTTGTCCACGTTGCTCTAACGCTTCTTGCTGTTCTTTAGTCCACTGAGCACCTGCTCTAAATTCAATAGATTCTTGAAATTTTTGTGCCCATGGTTCTCTTGATGAATTGTACTGTGTCCAGAGTTCTCTGGTTTCTTGTACTTCAGGGTGAATAGTTCTTTCGTCGATATCACCAGTTTCATAGTTAAATACTAATTTATCCTGGGATTTTGGCTTTCTGCTTTTTGCTTTTCTGTTTTGTAAATCCATGCTCAATCATCATATAGTTTTTTGGTATCTCTATCTGTTCAATTTTATCTATTTTTGAAATGAAATCGTCAAAACTTAAATGATACTTCGCAAATTTTTTATCAGCCATTTCTAACCTCGAACTTATAAACAAATTTTTATTTTTGTCAAGGATTATTTTACATTAATCTCCAATCTACTTTTTTTCGCAAAAAATTCCATTGGTCTTCTTGTGTAGTTTCTTCTGAATCGTGCGATGGTTTGTATGCGTTTTTATTTGCATAAAAAAATCCATCTAACAAGTCATCGTGTTTACCACGTGGATACAATAGCAATTCATCTTCAAATGCTTGCATTGTTTTTTTCATAAATACTTTTTTATTTGCAAAAAGTGGCTGCAAACTTTCTAACCGATATGACTTAGATGTTCTAGGGTTTTCTTTTACCTCTAGCCCTGGTATAAATAATCCTAACTCTTCTGACTTTTCTTTAATGTACTGTCTAAGCATTTCCTGATATCCGACCGACTCAATACGGGTTTTAGCACTATCGTATATTTTAAAATTATCTATAATCGCATCAGCTAACTGTAAAGGCGTTGCTCTTTTACGATAGTAAGGCAGACAAAAACGATTATTATCTTTATCAACAGCAATGTTAAATATAACACTATAGTCTGCTGTTTTTCTTGTACTGCTAGCAGGGTCGACACCAGTGAACACATTCACAGGTCGTCTCTCGTTTACTTCCTCACCATTGAGGTTCGTCAGAACGAGGGTCGACAACCCTGCAGTGTTTGTTTCAATGTGTCCATCATACGTTTGGAAATCTTCAGGTCTGAATAAATTATCTTCATCTCCAACTATTTGACATAGGTATTCTCTATAAAATACAGATAATCGGTTAATACTTTCTAATTCAGACTTTTTTTGTTTTAGTTTTTCTATAGGCCATACCTGTTCCCATAGTGCTTCTTCTTTTTCCATGTCAGGTCTATACTCTAAGTTTCTCCAACCTTCCATACCTTTTAATGTTTCTACAAGACATCGTTCGTGTTGAGGTGTACCAATAACAGCAATCCTCCCCTTGATAGGGTCAAGGGAAGGTACACCTGATTGTAAAAGCCAACGAAGATTAAACTCCATCGCTTCTGCAGTTTTAGTATTAACTTCGTCTTCTGGGTCATCTAAGACAATGAGCGTAGGTCGTTGATTCCCATGTTTAATACCACGAATTTGCTGTCCTGTACCTTTACAGATAACAATGCTGCCATCTTTCAATTCTATTTCGTTGTTACTCCACTTACGTGCATTCTGCATTCCCCAATATCCAAAAAAGTATCGAAACTCTTGTGAATAGTTTAGTACATCTTTGATTGTTCCCAGGAGCTTCGTAGCGTGCGACTGAGTTCGTGACACAAGTACGACAACCTTAACACCAGGGTCAAACATAAGATGGAACAAAGGAAAAACACCAGCAACAACGGAAGACTTAGCATGACCACGAGGTGCAATAATATTGATTTGTTTTTGTTCTTCATCTAATAAATGTTTTGTTATGTCGTAATGAAACTTAGGAGACTCTTGACTAAACATATTAGGCATAATCATTCTCCCAAATAGTAGCATATCACTACGCATTTGTTCTAATATATGCTTCTTATCCATTTTTTTCAAAAACGACTTCTATTCCAAAATCTTTGGCTACTTCTACTAAGGTAGCTAAAAAAATGTTTAGACTATCCTTTTTCCCCGATATCGTTATCTTTTGTTTCACTTGGCAATTCCTGTGTTTTAGTTGCTGTAAGTTTTTTTGTTTGTTTTTCAAAGTTAGCTTCTATCTGGTGTGACAAGTCTAATTCCAATGTATCTGTTTGTGTCTTAGCTTTTGGTTTCATATCTAAGTAATCTGATAGCTCTTTCGCAGCTTTTATCATATTACCAGGGTCTTCATTTACTTTTGCTACTCCAATAGCATCTTTTATAGTATCTAATACATACCCTTCATCAATTCCACGCTCTGTAAGCACTTCTTTCATCTTATCCTTAATCATTTGCTTCATTCCCTTTGTTTTCAATAATCTTTTTACGGTCCAGGCAGGTTTTTTTTGGTCTGGCCTGTACATTTGCCCTAATTTTTCAAAATCTGGCGTTTTTCCTGCCATTATGTACGTCATATACGCTTCTAACAAGTCTTTTGACCTACGTTTTTGTAGTTCTAGCTCCATTTGACTCTTTGTAGACACCGAATTGAAGCTTTTTGTCTCCCAATGTGGTAAAAACTCTAGCTTACTAGTCTTTGTTACCCATTGTTTACCATAGGGATAGGTCATTTCTACCCCACTAGAGTATGTTTTAACAGCAAGACACTGGGCAACGTACCCATCATCAGATACGCCCCAGTCACCTTCATTGCATTTCTTCCAATGTTTGTACGTTAGCTTAAAGTCTTTTACAGGATAGACTTCATACTCGACCTCTTGGAAGTTATTTATCTTCAGTTTTCTCGGTATCGTTATCATGTTTGTCTAATTTTTCCTGTAAGAATGCTTTAAACTCTTCTTGTTTACCACTAAACTCAATATACTCGTTTAATAGTCTGTCACCATTAATAACCATTTGTACGCATTGCTCTAATCGCATTGCCATATTGGTCATTATCCTAGTCATCTCTTTATTTGTTAGTTTTTCTTTTGGTTTTTTCATGTTGTCCTCTACTTAGCTTATAAGCTTAAGCTTATTTCTCTAATCTTTTACTTAGTCTTAATAGGTAACACTTAATCTTATAAAAGATTAAGTGTGTTAGTCTTAATATATACCTAGTCTTAGTATATACTAAACAAATCCCTACATTAATTTTTTTCAACAGTTGAAACACCTAACTCCATTTCATCTTGTACAGTAAATATTTCAATCTGTGCCATAATCAAATCATACATATAAGCTGATTTGTCTGGTTCTACATCACCTTGTACTACTGCCTTAATCCACTTCTGCTTGTTTTTATCGTATATTTCAATAACTTTCTTTTTTTCAGGCATCACTATCTAAGTTAATCATAAGCTGCTATTAAAGTCTATAAAAAATTTCAGAAAAAAAAATTGACGTAGATTGCGTGTGGGAGATATATATACAACCTACCCCCCATACATTTTGGTTGAGTATGCACACCTTGGTTGAAAATATGTGTTCAGAATGCCCGAGGCATTCCTCACACGCTTATATTGTCTTAACTTGTGTCGGCCGAGCCGACATCGAAGGGCTCTATTGCCCACCCTGATTTATACTCTTGTGCTTACCCTTCGTCGCAGGCTCCGAACCCAGCACAATGGTATAAATTAATTGTGTACCACGGTATTATTATCTCAATACATTAGATATATAATCCCTACTTTATCGTAATGTCTTCTCTTATCTTTATGATTTTTTTTATTTATTAGTAGGGTAGTTGAGAGGCTCAGCTCAACATCGGACTTAATCGAATCACTACCTTATGGATAGTTTATTTCACTCTACTAATAAAGTCTATTCTTATCTTTATGCTTTATTTTTTTTCACTTTAATTAAAGGAGTTTGTTATGGAATACGACATCGTGTTAAATAATAAAGTATTGGCTACAATATTTGCATCTAATGCATATGGAGCAATCCAATACTTCAAAAGACTTCCTAAATACAGGGAGTTGTCCTTAAATGAGAAGTTCTCAGTTAAGGTTAATAGGGTATCTCAATGAGGTGCCCTATTGTGTATAAATCAGATTTGGTACACTATGTATGGAGTTTAAATAAATCTGTACCAAAGTATAAAATAGCAAAGATGAGTAAATCTCAACTTTATGCTATATGGTTTAAGAATAATAAGAAATGGTAATAATTGAGTGCTAAGGCTATACGAGAATTCGTAGGTAGTGATATGTAGCATAGAATTATGCTTAATTTGGTTCTAACCTTAGATATTGCTAGTCCCAAGTAGCATCCTAGGCTTAGCACTCATTGCTATTTCTTATCTCTATGCTTTATTTTTTTTGATTAAAATTTATAATAATAATAACCATCCGAGGAGGATAATATGTCAGTACAAGATAATACCGATAAAAAAAGTAATAAATCAGATAAATTAATTACATTGACTAAAGTTGATGATGCTAAATCACCATTAGCTTATGCACAAGTAATTGATGAAAATGGTAATGAATTATCACTAGCAGAAGTTCAATCTGAAGATAATAAGCATTTATCATTGCGAGCATTTATTAGAGGTACATCATTAGACCAATTTGCAGGAGAACTAAATATAGTTGACGAAAATGGTAAAGATGAAGACCTCAACTTCAGAAATGAAGTAATTGCTAAAATGGAATTAGTAGATAAAAGATTTCAATTTGTGAAATTCTTTGATACATCTACAAATGAGAAGACCAATATGGGATTCTTCTTTGTAGTTAATAATAATACCATATAAGATTATAGGGGGGCTTTCAGGGCCCCCTAAATCTTTTTAATGTGCTTCGCATCGTAATCGTCGTGAATTGCCTTCGGCTCACGACAAGGGCTTAAACCCATAAGTCCAAACAAACAAACAAACAACTTGTGCATTGCAAACACTCTGTACCAGTTTTATCTTTATGATTTCTTTTTTTTGTCATAGAATGCTTGAATATATAAGTCGCTCTTATGTAGGATAGTAGAATATGTAAACCTGTGAACAAAGCACGGATTGCGGTCGTGTGCTACGATTTCAGGTACAATGTTTACCCGATATGGATTGGGATTATACAAGTGTATAACCAAGTCAAAAGACAAACATTGGTAGTATGGTGTAAAACCCGCAATTTAAGATGGACCTTAAGTGGTCAATCGGTGGTTAGTAGCACGATTACTTTAAGCATAGTCAACAAGGTCAAACCTCGAGCCTTGCTATGTCATATATAATGTATCAACGAAATAGGGTGGGAACACCAATTCAAACTATTTTGAGATATGCCCGATAAGGTTGTATATGAAGTAATGTGGCACTTGCAGTTGCAAAGCAAGGGTAGTCACAAAAAAATCAACATACTTGTAGGATAGCCAAACCCTACACATATTCACTCTATGCAAAAGAAGTTGCAGTTTATAATTTTTTTTATTATTGTATCGGCTTTGCCGATATAGCTATTTTGTATAGGGCTTTGCCCTATGTTAGGAGGTCATATGAATAATGACAAACGAATGTTAATATTAGTAGGTATCGGGTTATTAATATTAGCATACTTAGCTTGGGTTAATATGATGTATAATCCAAGTAGCAACAGCAATAGTGTAGGTATATTACCAAAACATCCGACACAATCGGAATACACATTGCCAGAACTTTCAGACGAGGAACAAGCTGTATCTGACAGTTTACATAAATCTTATGTCAAACAAGCAGAAACAGAATCTGAAAGTAAAAGCATAGAAACGATGCGTGAAGAAGTAATAGAAATCCTTGATGAAATAACAGAAGAGGATAGTACTGTTACTATATCGTTTAATATGCAATGGACACCTTCTTGGGTCCAATAACAAGAGAGTAATCTTTTAACCAGTCAGTGGATTGTTTTTCTATTTCCATATGTAAACTCTCTTGGTCCACTGACTAACATTGTATGCGTATATGATAGGGTGTGAACTGTCTAGTACGGGTCTATAAATTCCCTGAGATATCTTGAAAATTGTCATAGTGTGCTTAGGTGTGGGTAGTTTTTTAATCAAAACTCCTTTGTTAGCCCATATCAGAGGCGGACACGGATTGATAGAGTAATATATGCATACAAAAATTTCATTAATATAAGGAGAAAAACAATGTGTACAATAGAACAAGCTAAACAAATGATAAAAGAAAGAAAAATTCAAGAGCGTAATATGCTTATTAATATGAAACGTGAAATAAAAGAACATAAAATATATTTCAAATATTATAAATCATTAGGAGAAACAATATGGAACAAATATTAGATTTAAACGTATATAAAAGAGAAGTAAAAACAGAAGGCGATGATGTGATTGCCTATTACTACAACAAAGAAGGTGAAGTAGTTGCAAGAGAATTTATTGATACAGTCTCAGGACTGCACGAAGAGTTCTCATCATATGCAGAAGATGAATTTATGGATGAACAGGAGAGATACAGGTGAAAAAAGAATATATAACATATATAGACGGTACAGGACAAGAAGTAACAAGTAAAGAAAAATATACAAAATTTCCTTACGAAATGGGTGAAGCAACATTCCTTGAAGAAGGACACGAGTTGCTAACAGTCAAAAATCCATTTAGCGGTGAATCATATACATTAACACCAGTAGAAGAAAGTGTGTATTCAATGATAATGGGTTCACAAATGATGCCAATGTATATGACAAGTCCTGGATTACAGAAAATTGTAAGACAAGGATTAGATTGGTTTAGAGATAATAATGCAAAAGCGTATATGACGCTATTAGATTAATAATAACTACAATAATGGAACAAACAGCGTAAACGGATGTCGACGGTTATACGCCAGGTGAGGTGTGGAGTGGGTTCCATTATTGTATTAACAATGAAAGAGAGATAAAAATGATAGATAGAACTATGTGGTTCCTATATAATAGACTTGTTGATGATGCAAGACAAGCACCAAACATTGACATTATTTCAGGTATGTTTTATAATTACTGGAAAATAATGAATGTAATAGATATCAATACACAAACATTAAGTGCTATTGATATTTACAATGGTTTAAATGCTTGCTATGATAAATCAGCAAAATCAACAGCAAGAAACTTATATGAATATGGTGAAGTTGCAGCTAATGCAGATTATCGTGTTAGTTACTATGAACAAGACCATGAAATATATGATACATATGCAAATTGTGTAAATCTAAATGAAGTGTTAGTTGAGGGCGCAGACCCTGAGTTTGACGACACAGAACCATTTAGAGAAGCACTAAATGAAGTAGCATTCGAAGATATAGAGTATGAAATTGAAAGTGAAACATTTACTATGGATGAAAACTCTATTGAATGGTACAAAACTGTACATCCAAGCGATGACAAGTTAATAAACTATATGTATGACACAGGCAAAAATCTTGAATGGGATGACATTGAAGAGTTTCTTCACGATAAACTAAGTATGATAGATGATGCCAAAGGTGATATGCATGTAAGTCAATTTAGAAAGTTTATGTTAGATAGACTTGCTAATCAAAACATTAATATCATAGACGGTTTAGAACAAACTGAAAATGGTATGAAAGAAGTAGACCCTAATACAGGCGAACTTCAAGACTAATTTGTCAGGTGGTCCGATAACAGGAATATCCTGATGATTGCGTAGCAATACTCACATAGGATGATACATGGAAGAGCTCCAGTAGATGCCCAGTGAGTTCAATCAGAATAGAGGTAGCATGTAAGTCTGACGGCTTAGCTAGAAGCATTACTACCTCAGTTCTGAATAATTAGAATAGAGGCAACAATATAAATATATTCTAGACGATGCATCGGTATATTTGAGTTGCCTCAGTTCTGAATAATATAAATAATAATAAATACAAATGAGGTATGAAGACATAGATGAGATATGTTGAAATCATTGGAGCTTACTCAGTAACCTTACGAGAACTGGATTAAGATAGGCGATGCTACATATTAAAGTAGAGAGAGCAAGAATACCTCATTTAGATATGGAGAAATAAAATGCAGCTTAATAAACAATGTAATAGATGCGATAGAATATTTACAGATACTGATGTATGGAATATGGAATTAGATTGGGATAAATATATTCCAGAAGAATGTAGAGTAGTAAATGATATGTGCGACGGTTGTTTTGATAATTGGGATGTAGATTTAGTTGATTACATTTGGCATTTAGAAAAAGATATACAAAACAAAGTACCACATAAATACTTAGAGCCATACATGGAAGTAATAATTTGTATTTTAGAAACAGAAAAAATAAGGAGAACATAATATGGGAAGATATTACCACGGAGATATAGAAGGTAAGTTTTGGTTTGCAGTACAATCGTCTGATGATGGTGAATACTTTGGTATGCGTGAGCAACAAAATCATATTCAATATTATTCTGATGACTTAGAAACAGCAGAAGAAGGTGTTCAAGAATGTTTAGATACATTAGGTAAATATAAAAAAGAAATAGATAAATTTTTTACTGAACACGATTCATATACGCATGAAGAACTTGCTAAAGCATTAAATATAAGTGAAGATAAACTTAAAGAATTGCTTGTATGGTATGCAAGATTAAGATTAGGCAAGCAAATAGTTGCTTGTATAAAAGAACAAGGTTCTTGCTATTATGAAGCAGAACTATAATAAGGAGAAATAATATGGGATTAGACCAATATGCAGGTACAATGCGTGAAAAAGTGTACGAATACACAACACCACAAGGTGAAAAGAAAGAAGAGAAATATCAGATGGCAGGTCCATTTGAATGGCGTAAACACGCAAGATTACAAGAGTTTATGAACACTATTTATATGGAAAGAAATAAACTTAAATCAAAATGGGAACAAGACAAAATTAATGATGAAGAATATGTCTGGAATCCTATATCTTGGAATCAAATAGAACTACTAGAAGATGACATTGACAAATTAGAAGAAGCAATAAACAATGGGTATTGCAGATATTTTTGTGATGGAGGATTCTTTTGGGGTCACGAGTTCCAAGAAGAATCAGCAAAAGACTACAAAGAAAAAGATTTAGAATTTGTAGAGTTTGCAAGAGAAGCATTAGCAGATGGCGAAACAGTCATCTACGAATGTAGTTGGTAATTTAATAAATATAGAAAGTTGATATGAAGAAAAATTATATCGTAAAACTCAATGACGGACCGAACCCTAGGGCGATACCTTTAATATAATCGGTTGGGGACAGAGTTTCTTTCTATATAATAATTGTCCCCTAGTGTCGGCCTGGTACGTCACAAAGCACCGAGATAAAGAACTGTTGCTAGGTTCGCAACGACTAACCATTCTCAAAGGTGGGTGGGGTATAAATCTAGATGGTAAACACGGCTAGGGGATGATAAATAATTAGGAGGGCATATGCCTTGGAAAGTAATAGATGGAGAACCAAAATTCTATATAGAAACAAATGTAAAACTAACTAAAAAATGGCGTCAACAAACAAACAAAGAATTTTATGAACGCTTTGGACATTGGTATTGGTTTACAGGTTATCCTAAAAGAGTTAGAAAAACTTGGATAGAACAATATGATAGGAGTGCAAATGAAGATAGCACAAAAAAGTAAAGACATGGATGATATGTATGTATGCGATTATTGCGGCTCAGAAGATGTAGATGAAAAAGCTTGGGTAAATATGAATACCTTAGAAGTATCATCACCAGATTCTGATACTATATTTTGGTGCAATACTTGTAATGATGAAGCATCACCAATTACATACTTTGAATTTCAAGAAAAGATTGCTGAAGAATGCGGAGGCAATAAAGATAAATATGATAAAATAATGGATGGGAGTAGAATGTGAAAAGTAGAAATAACGTAAGATTATCTTATATTGATAAATTTGATAATGACAAAAAACTAGATGCTGCAATAAAAATAGATATATATTATTCTTTTGACGAAGAAACTGGTTATTATCTTGATACAGATAGTATAACAGCAGAATTTGAAGAAAGATTATCTGAAATAGAAGATGATATATCAAACCTAAATCATGAACGTAATGACCATTTAAGAACAAAACACATGGAGGGCTAAATGAAAAAACAAGACGCACTAAGACCAGGAACTGGTAAAGCACACGCAAGAGGATTATCTAAATCTGATTATACAATAGCAAGAAAACTAATAAATCAAGGTTTAGTAACCGAACAAGAGTTAGTAGATGCTGGTAAAATGCTACCATCAAAAGGTAGAGGTAGACCAAGCTCAGGAGCTAAAGAATGGTTCCTTGAAGCACGTAAAACAAAACAAGAACCAGAAGTAATTAAATTTACTATGGAACCAGATGCTCACCCAGTAGTTAAACAAATAGCACGTGACTTAGCAGAAGGCAATCAAAACATTGTTGTAGAACGTGTAGAAGATGGAGTAGAGTTATAATGGATAATAACGCACGCATTATCAAACAAATACAAGGTACTTTAAAAATGGTTAGAGAGCAGCTTGATGCTGAAGACCTTATACCATTTAATTCAACGCTAGACAAAGATTTAGTAATGGATATAGCACATCGTATAGATATTGGTGCTGAAAAATATGGTAAACAAGTACCTATTACCGAAGATGATGGTAGAGTTTTTACAAGAGAAGCATACGAAGAACTATGTGATGCACTTGTATACTTGTCATCAGTAAGACTAGCTTGGTTAGAAAAAGCACAGTCAGAAGAAGAAGGTATGAGAGCACATCGTTTTGGACAAATCTTATTTAACATAGCTTTACAAACAATATTGTTTATGGAGGAATACTATGAAAAAGAAAAGATATAATAAAAACGAATTGCATTTACTTGCTAGACAATTTGTTATGAAACGAATTGAAGGCTTTGAAGTAGAAGAGCAACGCAAGTATTACTTAGAACCTAAGTTAGTAAGTGAATGGACTTACTAT